AAGTGCTGGATGAGACAACTGGGTTTGCTCGTTCTGGGCATCCGATGAAGGCGACACATTACTGCTCGCCACATCCAGCGTTAATTAGTTGCTTCCTCTTTGCGGTGGTAACTTAGACCATCAAGCACTAGTCTCTACCTTACGGGTACTAATGCCATCACGCAGTCCTTCCATCCACTTCACGACCAAAGAGGATTGTCGCATTGCCAGCGCCCTTTTCAACCCAAGGGTAAGGTCCTGCGAGTCATGATCTCGCTTCTCATCGTGCGGACGCACACTATCCGATTATGAGTCGGAACGTTTTGGTGGAGAACTGGGGAATCGAACCCCAAACTCTGCGATGCAAACGCAGCGTGTTCCCGTTAGCACTAGTTCCCCAAAAATGGCGTGGGCTATCGTTCGCGAATTCTCACGCTACTGGATTATTCTTATCTATGCCCCCACGCAACATAGAATGCATTCCGTTCAACCTCATATATCGTTGGTGCTATTCAAACGGAAAAGTCTTTGCACCAACGGATGACTCACAGTGAATTCCCTGCAAGCACCAAGATGGCTGGCGAGGCAGGGATCGAACCTGCGACAGGCTGATTAACAGTCAGCTGATCTACCTCTGATCTACTCGCCAAAAACTGGGTCCGCAGGACGGACTCGAACCGCCAACAACTGGTTTTGGAGACCAGGATTCTACCAATTGAACTACTGCGGAACAATCACAAAATGGTAGGACCAGAGGGAATCGAACCCTCGTCGAAGGATTAAAAGTCCTATGCTAGACCTTCCAGCTATGGTCCCAAAATCTCATAACAAAAATATGGCGTTCCCTACGAGATTCGAACTCGTGTACCCGCCGTGAAAGGGCGATATCCTTACCGCTAGATGAAGGGAACATAAATTGGTGCCGCCGATAGGACTTGAACCTACAACCCCCTGATTACAAATCAGGTGCACTACCAGTTGTGCTACAGCGGCAATCATAAAATTCATCTTTTAAAGAACAGGAGAGTCGCAGGGACTTCCTTCATCAACCTTATAAGACTATTATAGCAGAATAAGGCTGTTTCGTAAACGTTAAAAATACTAATAAAATCAATGACTTAAAAGGTTCGCGTTTTTCGGTGCGGGAGGGGAATTCAAGGGCACCTTGGGACTTTGTCCTACCTCATCATTGCGAGGGAGTAGCGAAACACTCCAGGAATTCATACTTAACACCATAAGCAAATTATATAGTAAGCATGTCCTGAAAATCAATCACTTTTATGAATTATTTTGCTGTAACTTTTCAGCCTCAATAACAACACAATCAATAACGTCTTTCTTTTTAATTTCACTTCTTGCTAACTTCTTGGCTTCCTCTTCCGAATCAGCCTCAACAACAGTGTAACGAAATCCGTTAGTGTATTGCATTTGTATGAAATATTTCATTTTCATTTAGTGATCTTCCTCAAGTCGATCTCTTTGTTGAAACATCGACCTTGCTTTATCATCTTTCGTTGATAAGAAACATCACAATCACGACAGATGAATCTTGGTGGTTGTGTTGGTGCTTCTTTCTCACCTTCAAGCCAGAACAAATATTCGAGTTTAGAATCGAAGCACGGTGGTACTTCTACATTCTTCATCGACTCTTCAAAGTTCTTAATCGCAACTTTCAACTGTTTCATTACTTGGTCTCCTCACCAGCAGGAGGAACGTTCACATCTAAACCATTGGCTTGACGCCACATACGACGCCATTCACGTGCGTTTGTAGAGCCCATTGCCTTATTCAGATCCTTGCGAATCATGGCACAGTTTTCCAGTTTAGTTGGACCACCTTCAGCATGCGCAACGATGTGACCCGCATCAGCGTTATCCATTGACAGCGGTTCACCAGTAACCCAGCAACGGAATCCTTGACGCGCCAGAGCAGCCTCGCGAACTGCGAAAGAGAATCCACGAACGGTGTCCTTGAACGTAAGACCAACGTTATCCAAATTATGCTCTGCACAATAGTCCTGCATTGCTTCTTCAAGCCACAAGACCGTTTGTCGAACACGTTCACCATCAGCATTGTAACCGCTCATCCATTCGCGCATCTTAGATGAAACAGGAATCGGTTCACCTTCAGGAAGCGAGAACTTCTTTGCATCAACCAGAGTGTTAACCCACTTGTCAGCAGCAGGTACAGAATTGCTACCAGGTTTACCAACAAGAGCAGTCAGTGCTCCAGTCAAAACTTGAACAAAGACAGATGGATTGGACAATTTAAAATCCTTTCCTTGCGACTTCAACCACCAGTAATATCGAGCAGCCATTACAACGCGATCCAGAGTCATACCCTTTGTTGATATATCGCAAATGTATGCCTCACCGAGTTTGACCAAGAAGTCCAAACAACCATTAACTCGATCAACAGTGCTTGACAAGAATTTCTTATCGTCTAAGAACTTACCATTATCCTCATCACCATATACGGTGTAAAGATTTTCAAGATCTTCGTATGATGCTTTCGTCAATCCGTTCTCAATAGCATAGATGAACAAAATTGCAACAAACTCATCATAGCAAAGACGCTTGTTTGGATAAGCAAGATACTTCGGTTTCTTCTCACCAGCAGAGACACCCTTCGTGATGATTCGCTCTTGAAAGAGTTCGTGCATATTGTACTGCGGCGTATGATTGTACAATTTGCGCGCAATTTCACGAACAGCGATAGCAACAAGATTCTCAGAGTTAGAATTCAACATCTCTTGGTGATTGACCGAAGTCGTGTTGTTCTTATTCTGAAAGAGTTTTGCTGCTTGCTTTGCCGTTGCGTTTGGATAAATGCAAAGACGCACCACATAGAAGTTGAAGAAGTCTTTTAACTCTTGCGGAAGATCTCTATATCGCAAACCAGCGATTGAAACCTTCTCACCAGAAGCCAATTTGACAACAACTTTACAGTCGGAAGGAATACGAATCTTACCCGAGATGAATTTGTTGATTGCTCGAGAACGGTGACTACCGTCGATGATTTCGTAAACTTCTTCTTCGCGACCAGTTTCTTTATTTGTACACTTGTAACAACGGAAAGAAATTTCACCAACGTCTGAACCATCTATGATGGATACGACAATTGCTTGGGATTTTGTTTCCTGAGAATTGTCTGTACTGAGACGTTGACCGACAGGGTCGATGTTGTATGTGCCGTCATTGATCCCGTTATTATATTCAAAGATCGTCAGCGTCTTTGTTACGGGAAGAGGGATATTGGGGATGACCCCATGAACTACATTTGACATAATTACCACCTTTAACATTAGATTAAATTAACCAAAATCCTTCGGGATACGAAGGAGTACCATTACAAGGTTTTCATACCTTGTACATCCATTATAACATAGTTACACTTACAGGTCAACTAAATTATAATAAATTTTTATCGTCTATCATAAGAATCTAGATCATAGTCATCTAGTTCTTCGTCGTTCAAGTCATCGGCTTCATCTTCGTACTCTGCATTCGGATTGAACTTCCACCGAGACTCATTCTTCAAACGACGCTGTTTCAATCCTTCACTGTTTCGACTGTATTGCTTTTCGCGAAACTCATTCTGTTTCTTCTTATTCATGATTACTTACTCAAACGCTCCTCTTTTAATTTATTGCAAAAGATTCTATAAAGACCCAACTCACGACCATACGCTTCAACTTCCCATGGACTTTCGAAATACTTTTCTTCTTCCATGTAATGCGAGGCATCAAAGAACAATCCCTTATATCGAACATCGCCGCTCTTGTAATCAAACAACTCATTGTTGAGATATTGTTTTACATGAGTCAATTCATGCCCAAGATCAATGAGAACATTCTTCAATCTTGTGATTGGCTTCTTGCCCAATTTATTAATGCGTTTGTAATTAAGAACAACAGTGAACTTCTTGTTGCCCTCGTCGTCAAGACCATCATAGGTGCACCATGCTTTATACTTTTTCAGTTCGAGAATTTCAGCAGCATCTTTAATTTCTTGTTCGCCAAGAACTTTTACATTGATCTTCGCTTTCTTCTGAACGCACGGACGCACCAGACGATTGAGGACAAATTTAGAATATTTCCGAATCATCGCTGAGTCGGATCTGTTTAAAAAATTGCTGGTAATTGCAATCATGTTACTCCACTCGCAGTAGAATTGTATCCTTATTGATTCGACCGTTCAGTTCTTGGGGTTTCGAATTAATCTCGCCCATCACTTTACGCAACACAACTTTACCACCTTCGAGAACCCGCGAGAGAACATCTTTCGGCTTTCGGAGAGTCTTACAGATAGACTCACTATATTTATAATTTTGAATCGCGGATCCTTTCACCTCAAGCCCAGCGGCATCAGAGGCGACGTAGACGCCCAGTTTGCGCGTCTTAACGTTATAGACCCATAACTTTTCAGCCCCAACGATCTTGACAGGATCGATGGACACCAACTTGTTATCAATGTCTTCCTTCTTGTACTTGAGATTCTTAACCTTCTTGTCGAAGGAGACTGGCTTCTTCTTGCGTGGCTTACGAGCCGCACTCTTGTTCGAAGAGAGTTTCTCAGCGTCGGTCGCAACAAGACCGAAGAATTTCGCAGCCTCGATCATTTCTTTACGAGGGCGTGGATATGATTCTTTCACATACTCATCTTTCGACTCGATGATCGCGATCCAGTCAGCGGCACGCTGCTTGAAATATTCCGCGATCTTAGAAGCATGCATCGGCTTCACTTCATTCTCGACCATCCAGGTGTATGGTACGAATTCTTCTCCGCTTTGTTCATGCCAAACGTTATCGAACTTGGCTTCAAGTTCCATGATGAAGAAGTCGACCTTACCTTGAACTCGCTCTTGAATTGAGACGACGTTGCTGTTGTCGGGGACGACTGTTCCAAGATTCTTTTCTGTGACGATTTCGTCCAGGCGACTTCTGAAAACACGCATGCGCTCCTTAAAGTTTGCAAATACAGTATCGGGCACCAATGCACCACGACTCAAGCAACGCGCCAACCAACCGTCCACGATATTCCAGGACAGGTTTAGATAATCCGCTGCTTGCTTCTGTAATGGACTGATCTCGTTGTTCTTTACAAGATACTCAATCAGATACTTGCGCGCATCACGCGACTCTTTATTGTGATTGTACCACTGAAACGCAAAGACGAGATCGAATTGCGTACAGGGTCCTTCCTGTTTTTCCCACGAGGGTTCAGGAACAACTTTCGGAATAAATTTAGCCATAGGAATACTCTACCTGTTTTAGATTGTAAAATCAAACTTCTATGATTGTGACTTTTACAGCCTTATAACCATTTTTTTCTAGATATTTCCATGCCTTTTTATAACCACCCACACCACGAACCCACAATTCACCCCAACAACCATACATCTCTGCAACAGCAGCAACGTTCCATTGAATCAAACAATCTTTAGTGGTTTCTGGTTTTATACTCTTGATCAAACCTTTGGGACCACGAACAGCCCATAATGTAACTTTCTTAGCCATACAATTATACTCCACGGAAGCAGGTCTGCTTCGCAAGTTTCTGCCAGTTGACGCGATCCATCTTATACAAGCCTGCAAGTTTCACTACCATACGCAGTGACAACTCGCGCAGACGGTCAACGTTGTTTTCGATAAATTGCATGATCTGAATAGTATCTATGTCAGCCATGCCACGATCTCGCAACATCCCGCCACGAACAACTTGCTTGATGCGAACAAGATAATCCATCTTGGTCTTCATCGCAAGATCGAGATAATGCGAACGAGAAACGAGAGCCTCGAAGTGCGGAGCCAACTTGTTGCCTGACCGAATCAGAGCATCAAAGTCATAGTTCGTGATGAAAATGACCGAACCTTCAAACTCGAACTTCTCAGGAATGCTCTCGCCGTCCTCATCTTCTTCACGTTCGAGCGAACGTGACAACCAGTGAAGAACACGACGCTCCGTAGAATCGCACGCAGTCTTCAACAAGTTCATGCTGACGTCGTCGTGGAAAATAGAATCAGAGTCGTCGAACACGAGCACGCTGTTCGTGAATCGTGCTTCGTACAGCAACTTGTAAAGCGACAACGGACGCACGTATCCTTTAATGTATACGACGTGATGACCCTTACGCTCGAGCGCCGCCAGTTTGGATTCGACGGTGTACGACTTACCCAGCCCTGCGGGACCAGAGACGATGAGCGACCGATTAATGCCGCGACCTGTAGCCTCGGACATGACCTCGAGCGCCTCGAAGCGATCTTTCAGTTTCGCTTCGATCTGCGGGATCGTTTCAGTTGAAATTGGGAGTACAAACTGCGGCGCGTGATTGATACCAGCACGCTGCTTTTTAGTACGACGAAAACCTGCTTTTGGTACGCCACGTGGCATTAGAATTTCACCTTATCTACTAACATAATACAATTATACAGTAAAACGTAAGAAAGGACAAGGGGAAAATCCCCTTGCCTTTCAATAACTTACGTCAACCTCAACTAGTGATAATATCCACGCTTTCACCGCTACCGTAGTCGGTGATTTCCTCCACCCAGCGCGTTTTCGTACTCGCGCTGTATAATTTTAGCGCCTCGCGTCGGCTCTTGGTCTTAAGTATACGCTTGTTTCCTCGCGTTTTCTTACCGTTAAAAGTGATGATCGCGTTTTCGTAAACTTCGTAATATTGCTTCATCTTTCCTTCTGGTTTTAGCCTATCACATCATCTATAATACACTATTTCGCGTCAGATGTAAATAGAAAAAAACCCTGTAAAATCAATAACTTACGAAACTGTTGTAAAATCAACAACTTACGTCAACTTTCGAAAATTTCCCTAAACTTACGAAAACCCTCCTTTCCGAGGATCTGAGAAATGATCTTTTTCGATCGCTTACACTTCTTGATAATGAGACCCTCTTGATTCGAGTCTATAAGATTTTTCAGATAGGTATTTGGGTCGCCCAGAATGGCTTCGAACAATTCAACTTTATTATTTTCATAAAACATGACTTGATACTTGATACCCGCTTCATGTTCTTCAAACTTACGATCTTTCTTTTCATTTAAACTTAGAAACGTCAGCGACCATCCATCATTGTCGCCTTCTTTCGTCTTACAGAAATAAACACCATCAAAGTCCTTCTTCTCGTCTACTAAATCGTTAACTGTCATTTTGACTCCCCTCTTTACGATTGCGGTAGAAATAGCGATTGGCTATATTTTCATTGTAGTATGCACGCTCGTTGTTTTCATTCACAGCCTCGAGGACTTCTTTTATGAACTGCGTTTTTACTTCTTGATAGTTTACCTCACCTTTGGTTTTATGCAAAGAAATAATCTCTCTTTTAAATCTTTCTTTGCCGTGTTGTTCTATAATCTCAAGAATTGTCTTGGAAGAACCATAGTAATCCTTCCAATCACTTTCGCTTTTGTTTTTCTTACGTCGTCCCTTGACTTTCTTTACTGTTCGTACAGACCAGAAATATTTGCGACCAATGTACTTACGATTGTTGACGGAGTCTGTCAAGCAATACACAAAGCCATAGTTATCTTGAATATCTTCGGAAGTAAAAGGTTTGCCTTGATAGAGCCAAGGGTTTTCATAGTCAAGCATAAAAAAATACTCATTAGCACAACACTAATGAGTATTTATCTTTTAATTATATCGATCGTCGTCTTCGAAATTATCTTCTTCTTCGTCTTCTTCGTCGTCCTCATAATCTTCTTCTATTTCTTCGCCGCAGAAAGGGCAGTATTGAGGCTCGTTTGTAACTTTCTCGAAAAAGTATTTTAAGAAATACTCTGACTCGCAATTGTTACAATTTACTTTTTTATATTCTTCCGAAATCATTTTTTCTCCGTTACCAAGTCCAAGAAACAAAACTATATCTAGTTCCTTTCGTAACTTCATCTACACGATGTGGGTACATAAAGTTGCTAGGGAAGATCATAAGTTGACCAGCTTTAAGTTCAATTCGTTCAGATTCCCAAAATACCAATTCACCGCCTTCATAGTCGTCATTAAGTGCACCTAAGATTGACAAGACAGGAACACCTTTTCTATTTCCATCAAACATGCTGTGAATATGATCGCAATGCAACTTCATTTGTGTATTCTTTTTGTATCGATTAAAACGAATTTGACTGTATCCATTCCAACCACCAAACCACTCAGCCATGTATGAGTGATCTTTTAAGACATATTGTTCAATTGCAAACCAAACTTTCTTATTAATTTCGGCAGCTTCTGGTATTGAAGAATATGCAATAGAAAGTTCTTTATCATAACTCACATACGCATCATCTTTTGCTGTGTAAAATGAATGCATATGCCAATCGATGTTCTTTATTTTCTTTACAACATTTTTACAAGTCTTTGCATCTAAAAAATTGTCATAAACTTTCAAGTAATCTTTCACGTTCATTGACATCATTTTTGCGTTACCTCATAATCATAACGATCGTCGTCAGAAAGAACCCACTTACTGGTGTTCTCAACAGACCACATATTTGTGCCTAGTTTACGCTCAATAACGTTTTGACCAGGTTTAGTGACAAATGAGGGTTCAAAAGCACGCACACGATTGTTAGGCTGTATTGCGAAATTTCCGTTGTCCAATTTAATAAGATGACCGCACTTATGCTGTCCAGGTACTTCACTAAACCCTGTGTCAAGAACATTTTTATCCTCCTGAGACCAATCAAGTGTGAACATATATGTGCCTTCGTTCCACTTCTTATTGCGATCAATATACTTGATTCGTTTGTTAATCAAAAAGTCAAACTGTGTGACGCCAATATATGAACTGAAAGAATCCCACAGAACTAGATTGTATAGTTCCTCTTGCGGCGCAGGAGTTTTATGACAGAAGGCGTGGATCGGCATGCGGAACCAAAGCCCCTCATCTTCCATGATAAAATGAAATAACGGAACACGGTGCGGAACAGACGCAACTCCGAATATAAGAACTGGAAGATATGTGTCTTTTGCTTCATCGAACTCTGTTCTGTTCTGAAGAAAATTGGTCCGCACATAGCATTCTATGGGCGGGATGTTAGCGTTTAAGTATGCCATGGCAGTATATATCTTTAATCAAAGAAGAATAAATGGAACAAACGAGAATCGTTAACTGTTTGCCCAAAATATTTGTTGGCTGCATGGAAACAACGAGCATCCCAAATTGCTAGTCGATTGAAAACATTTCCGATATTGTCAACTAAATCAAACTTCGTAGAATCATAAAAACCACCACTGAAGCAAGCATCAGCGCCTGGTTCATCCGCAGATCTGATTCCTGTGCCTTTATGCGCATACAAACACGTTCCAGTGTCATATGGAGCATTAGGTGTTAGATATACAGCACCTGCCCAAGTTTGAGAATCATAATGATATACCAAAGCATCTTCAGGTGTGCAATATTGCAAACTACCATTCATGCCATGGTCCCACTTTTTGATCTTAATTCCCATAATATCTTCAATTGCTTTTTTCATTTCTTCCGTTAAATACTTTTCCTTTGTACGCTTACCCTTGTACCAATTAATATCGCCTTCAAAATTCGCTTTTAATGCAAAGTCGCGAACAGCGTATGGATCAGCATAGAAATCATCAACGACGAAAATTCTTTTCTTTTGCGACGCTTTTGAGTTTATTTTAAACACTGGCTTTTCTCTATTTTGATTCTCCATTGCAATCTTATGCAAATGCTTTGGATAACCGCCAGTATCATTGTACATGTTGGTATTGATTAGGAAATGATACGTTGGAAAGGGATTCGTTCTTTCTGGGCGCATTATGAATGATGTATGATTGTACATCTTTTCCCATTCACCGAGTTCTGCGTATACTTCCGCAAGATAAATGTGATGGTCATTGCGAATTTCTGCGAATGATTCTGCTTTCTGATAATGCCAAATCGCTTTCTCGTAATCCTTCAAGAAACGATATGCGTTACCGATAGCGCACACTGCATAATAAGCCATTTCATCAACATGACTTGCCGTTTGTGTTTCATTAAATTTATGAGTGTGATTCACAACACTGTTAAAATAGAATATGCAGCGACGAGCATATTCTTCCTGATGCACTTCCTTGAGTGGGAAAAAATTACCACGATAGCAATCTTCGTATGACTTACCGATATACCAGAAATGATACAAATCGGTCAACATCGTACCTTCGCGAATTAACTTCTCTTCAAGTTTGAGTGCGTCAGTTACATATTTGGTAGGGACTGAATAACTTTCGCCATGTGAAACTCCACCAATCATCTTAAATGTTTTTGGCAGACTTGTTCTTACGAAATTTTCTCCAATCCCATCCATTTCGAGAGAGATGGTTTCGTGCGCTGGGTCGTGATTGAACTTCCAAGGAAGTTTAGCGTTCCAAATCCATGCTCTGTAATAGATTAATCCTGGGGCAATAGATGTAACATGAAAACTTTGTGGGCTGGTATCTTCAAATATCGACCAATCAAAATCTTCTGCAACTTCTAAAGTTTCATCGCAATCCATTTTCATGATCCAATCACAACCGTGATCGGACTTCAAGGCAGTCTGTAGTAGATGATCGCGATTCCAACCAAAATTTACCCAACCTTCTTCTACTTTATAGAGATGACCAGGAATATTCGTTTCAGCAGCCCATTGCTTCACAATATCAACAGTACCATCAGTTGAGCCGTTATCTTGCAGAACCCAATACTTGATATAAGGTGCGACTGAATCTAACATTTTACGAATATTCGATGCTTCATTCTTGAACATCGAAATCATACAAATTTTAGCACCTTTTGGTTTTTCTGACTGTATATTGCCCATGAATATTTCTCTGATAATGTTTATGGTCTTTTCGTTTTTACTAATCACACCCAATCCATACCCATCAATTAGATTTAATTTTGGTAATTCTATCTCACTGAATAGTTTTTTGACTCCGAAGTCTGATTGCGTAACTTTAGTGTTATGTAGTAGTATGATGCCATCATCAGACAAAAATTTAGACCAAACCTCATAATTTTCTTTTACGGATTCATAAGTATGATAGCCGTCAATATGAAGGATATCGATCTTCTTATTCCAAGTTTTTGCAACTTCAGAGAAGTCGCCCTCTATAATCTCAACATTATTCAACTCAAGTTGCTTTAGTGTTGAAAAAGTTTTTTCTTTCTGATCAGGATGATTACCAGTTAATGGGTCAGATTTGAAATTATCGATACCATATACCGTTCCAATTTCTGGCATTGCGAAAGTAAACGTTGAATAGCCATAATCAACACCAAGATCAACAATTGTTGACGGTTTAATTTCATGAACTAACCATTGTGCAAATGCATTATGTGGTTTCCATGCGCTTAATATGGAATCAATAACTTTTTCTCTGTTTGATTTGTTCATGATGACGTTTGTTTTTATTATGGGAGTATCTTGGTAACTTTCTGGCTGCAACGGTTCGAGGTATAAATTATTACCGCTATAATAATAGTTATAGAAATTAGGATCTTTCGTACCAATCCAAAACTCTGGCTGATGGCGTTTCCATTCAGTATTCTCATATAAAAAACCTGGATCTAATTGCGCAATGTAACTCGCATTAGCCCACCAAAAGTTTCCAGAATAATGCGGATGGCTAATTTTATGATTTAAAATGCTTGCTTCTTTTGTCCATTCAGTACCAACGCAATCATACTCATTCAAAAGTTTTACAGAATCTCTCCAACGAGTGATGTTGAAGTATCCCATATATGACCACCAAAGGTCAAGGTTTTTATACAAAACATTTTTTAAAACTTCGTAATGCTTATCATTTTTAATCTTTTCATTACCCCAACCAGTTCCCTTTGTATGAAGATACAGAATTTTATAGTCGGGATTTTTTACAGCAAATTTATAAAGATCGAAAAGAGTATCTGCTTCTGAATCTGTTTTATTATTTCTTTTTACAGAGTTCACTTTGATCAAATCATAAGGTAGAGGTTCGTTACCATTTACACCGAAATGTATATGGCTTGCAGAATCATACACACCTGACTGCTGTAGTGCGATAATCTGTTTCTCGAACATCTCTACCCAATGATTTGCTTGGTAGATATGATAAAATATTGCGATTTTATCGCTCATAATTTTTCTCTATCAAATCTTAACTGGATGTGGTCTTCGCTTGTTATCCTTAACCGCAACAAGCCATGCGTTAGTGACAGCGATCTTATCGTCCCACCAAATTGTATCCAAACGGAAATCTTGGAAACGAATCGTATCATTACGAATAAAGCGAGCCTTATCCTTGCGCGTGTAATACCAGAAAGAATTCTCATTCCAATAACTGACGTGCGTTGGATCTTGGAATGCACCGCGTCCGTCTGTGCTTGGCACTTCAATGAATGCCCAACCACCATCAGCAAGAACGCGATAAATTTCAGACATAATCTTATGCTTATCGTGTAAATGTTCAATCAAGTGTGACGCATTCAATACACCAACGCTATTATCTGGAAGTGGGATTCCATCATTTAAATCGCAAGTAATATCACCACCCTCAAGATCTAGAGTAGTACAACCTGCCTTTCCGTTAATGCCACCGCCAAGATCAATAATCATCAAATTGCGATCTTTAGCGTCTTTAACTGCCAAGTCCCATGCATGTTTATGAAACAATTCAACAGTACGTTCTTGAATTGCTTTATTGCGTTCGAGCCAAGTATTATTACCAGTGATGCGATAAACATAAAGCGGCTTGCTGATGTGATGCATCTTTGTTGCAAGATAAGTACGAATCATCAATTCGTGATCGTCGCAAATATCCAACTTTGGATCATGACCACCAATCTGAACATAAAGATCTTTACGCCATGCACGAACGTGATCTGGTGCGTACCAAATGAATGCAACACTATGACTTGACGGTGGAAAGGAAATCATTGAAATATATTCCTTTCCGCGCCATTCATGCTTTTCATGAACCCAACCATAGTATGGACTGTATGGCGTGAATTCATCTTTCATATGCCAGTTAATGTCGTTGCTGTAAACGAAACCGACATCGGAATTATTTTCAAATGCTTGCTTCAATTCTTCTAAGCAAGTTGGTAGGAGAAGGTCGTCGTGATCGACTTCGACAAGAATATCCCCTTCACCTTTCATAAAGGCGTTATGTTTATTGAATCCCACGCAAGTATTGTTTTCGTGACATTCATAAATCTTAACGCGAGGATCTGATACGATAGCAGAATCAACGAGGGAGCGTGTTGCTCCCCCGTTGAGCCACAGTACCCATTCCCAATCTGTATAGGTTTGTTCTGTTAAACTCTGATACAGTTCAAAAAGAAACGCATTTTTTAAGTGTGTCGCGGTGATAATACTAAATTTCACAAGTCACCTCATAGTTTTTTCAAAACAAAACCTAACAGATTAAAGAATTAATTACTCAGCAGCTGGAGTGTCAACAACAGCAACATCAGCTGCTGCTTCTTCTTGACCAACAACGCCTGCATCAGCAGCAGGTGCTTCAGCAGCAGCAGCTTCTGGTTCAGAAACTTCAGCAGCAGGCGCTTCAGCAGTTACTGCATCGGTTGGCTGATCTTCAACAGCGCCACCACAAGCAGTAAGACCAAGAGCAACAAGACCAACAATAATAGACTTATTCATATATATTCTCCTTTTTATTTACTAACAACAAAATTACGGACGTGATGGATAATAACCCTGTGATGAGATCAAACACTTTGGCTCATCAACTCTCCACTCACGCTTACCTTTAACAACAGCAACGACCTTCTCATTACCATCCTTATCCTTTGTGATTTGATAATCGATTACGTCAGGACGAAGATCTGGCAACTTGAAATTCGTGCGACCGTCACCACCATAATAAGTTCCAAGCAAACTAAACAATGCTTCATTGCGTTGAATTGGAAGTGTATCACCATTGCAATACAAGTAACCAACTGGCGCAAAATTACCACCAAACCAAACAATAGTTGCTAAAATTGGATCCATTTTATTCTCCTAATATTAAATTTCACATCCACCCGCAGCAGTGCAAGCGAGTTCCTTTGCTGAAGTTGTTGTATCTGTTTCTTCCATAAACTCCACCCAGTTGATGTCAACGTTTTGGAGAGCAAGAAGTTCAGTGTACTTGGCTTCATCAATTTCTTCGTAAGGCGCTTGACGATATGAACCGTTGTCGCGTGGGAGGAAAGAAACACCTGAAAGAATCGAGATGTTCTTATAAACCCATGCACCAACTTCCATCCACTCATCATCACCAACATATACAGTGATCGAAGGCTTATGTTCACACCAGTGATCCTGATACATCTTCCAAAGTTCCAACTGCTCAATTGCAGTCATGTCATTGCGAGTGACGGAGTTCTTTGGTGCCTTCATTGGGAAACTGAATACCCAGTTTGACTTGCTGTAGAAATCTTCTTCAGCCTTGTATCCCTTACCAATCATAAACTGAGCAAGTGGATCCTTCATATCTGCTCTCACGCGACGGATATAAAACTGAGCGTAACGTGGGTGAATGCCTGATGCGGAATCAACCAATTGTGAAACAGTGCCAGAAGGTTTAACGCAAGTGATTGAAGCTGACTGTGGAATACCAAGAGCTTCGGCGAGTTCTTTATTTGTTTCAACACAGTGTAAACGAATTTCATCAAGCGCATCCGCGAGTTTCTGTGATGGCTTATTTAGCAACTTGTTATCGCAAATGCCAGTCAATGAAACGCCCAGCAATCTTTCTTCGTCACAATTGTTCTTCCAACGCTTGTTAATATAACGGAAGTCTGTGAGTGTTGATTGCAACGTACCGATGATTGTAGCAAGACGAGCCTTACGCTTCAATGAATCAACATCATCATTTGCACGAACAACGATTTCTGAAAGATTACAGAACTCAAATGGACGAAGAATAATCTCAGAACATGGATTTGTACCAAACTCATGCTTTGGATCACGACGACCATTCTTTTCAGCAACGGCTTGTGATGCTTGACGCGAGAAGATACCACGCTCACCTGAACGAGACATGTATAATGCATGCCATTCGTTCATGAATGTATCCATGTCTACTCTTTTGTCATACACTGCCGAAATGTTTGCGAGTGCACGTTGACCGTTATGTGTCCACCAGTCACCCGATTTAGCATGGCGCAAGTGGTCATCGTTGAGGTCGGTAAGAGAAATGAGAGCAGAACGGCGAACACCACCGCAAACAACAATATCAGCAATCTTACATACGATGTCATGACATTCCAACGTTGATAGTTTCCTACCACGTGCCT